CTAAAACATTATGAAACGAGTACTTAAATTTTTACGCAAACACGAGAACGCTTTGTTCATTGGTGTTTTCACACTTATGGTGTGGGCAGGTATTATATTATTCCTATTATTCGCAGCTTGGTTTGATACGTTATGAGAAAGCTACCCACAGGAATATATACGCACATTGAAGACGGTAGGATAAATGTGTACACGCAAAAAGAGTTTAATAGACTTTACAAGCACAACGTGTGGTGGAGTAAGGCTAAAGAAACTTTAGGGCTATGAAAGTAGATTTTGCACAGATAGGACTTGTCGGACTTTTTATTTGTATGCTATGGATTTGGCTGAACTACAATATATAGCCGATGCGGATTCAGCTTTAAAAATCCTAAAGAAGTGGCAAGAGAAGTCAGACAACGATGAATTAAGACTATTGTCTGAAACGATTGTCAGGATTGTGTTCTATACGAATAAATTAGAATTAGAATCCTACTGCTTTAAAAGATTGATAAGCGAAGCAAGAGCAGATAAGAACAGAGCAATCGAAAGAGCAAGACGAGTAGAGAAAGAATTAGAAACATTAAAAAAGACAAATTATGAGATATGATGATTGGTTAGTATATATGGAACACAACCACAGAGAGTATGGATATGAATGCCCTGAATGTGGTGGTCATACGGAAGAGGAAAACGAATATTGTAGCGCAACCTGTTTTAAAGCATCTTGGATATGATTACATTATTAAATGGGGAAACCTTTTTAGAAGAAAACCTATTAGACCTTATGCAAAACGATGAGTTCTACTATGGGTATATGGCTAAAGCAGCGTTGAGTTCAAGTTCGATTAAAACGCTTCTATCAAGCCCAAAGACATATAAGTACGTGTTGGATTATGGGTCAGGCGAAAGCCAAGCCTTGCGGGATGGTTGGTTATTTCACACCTGCATACTTGAACCACACGTATTTGAGGAACAGATATTTGTTGACGTACAAAGCAAGAACACAAAAGCGTATAAAGAAGCGTTAGCCCAACACGGTAAAGTGTTTACTCAAAAGGAAAAGCGAGATGCCGAAAGAGTTGCTGATGCGTTCTTACGAAACGAACACGCACTTAAACTACTAAAGAATAGCGAGTTTGAAGTACCTGCGGTGGGTATGATAGATGGCTATCCATTTAGGGGCAAAGCAGATGTGTTTGGGAATGGTAAGATAGTTGACCTTAAAACAACAACAGACATCAAAGCGTTTCCTTATTCTGCAAAGAAGTACGGATATGACGTTCAAGCGTATGTGTATTGTCAGCTGTTTAATGTAAGCTACAAGGATTTCACGTTCGCAGTTGTTGACAAGGGCAGCCTTGACATAGCGATATACGATGTGTCGGAAGAGTTTTACAACGAGGGTAAGAGAAAGACCCAACAGGCGATAGAAACCTTTGAAACGTTTTTTATAAACGGTGCAGACCTTGACACCTATTGTTTAAGAGGTACGCTATGAAAAAGCAATATATATATTCAACACAAAATTCCCTATGGGGCGATGCTGAATGTTTAGGTTTTGGTTCGGATGATTTTTATATAAAAGAGATAGAAAGGAATTTAGCAAATGATTTAATTGTTAAAAACCATTATAGTGGGAAATTTTATAATGCAACCTATATACATTTAGGATTGTTCGTAGAAAATGAAATAAAAGGTGTTTTGCAATATGGCTATGCTATGAATCCTGCAAGTTGTGGAAGTGTTGTTAAGGGTACGCAAAAAGATGAATACCTTGAATTAAATAGAATGTGGATAGCAGATGACGTTGGCGAGTACCCCGAAAGTAGGGCTATAAGCTATTCTATTAAATACATAAAGCGTAAATATCCTAAAATAAAATGGATTCAAAGTTTTGCAGATGAAAGGTGTGGTGGTTTTGGAATTGTTTATCAGGCTTGTTCTTTTGATTATTATGGAGAACATAATAGCACCTTTTGGGAATTAGATGGCGAAGTATATCACAATAGCTTAATGACAAGAAACCCCGAATTAAGTAAGTCAGCTAAATATATACAAGAAAATAAAGATAAGGCTGTATCTTATTCTTTAAGACAATTTAGATATATAAAGTTTTTAGATAAAAGAGAAAAGAAAAAATGCTTACTAAAAGAACAACCATACCCAAAACACTATAACAATGATTAGATTCGTAAACGACTTAAATATGGTAAAAAGAGCAATAAGGAATTGCGACTACCGAGATGCTATCAAGCTAATAGAAGAAATACAAGAAGAAATTAAATTATTAGATTTACTTAAATGACACACCCAAAGGAATGTAAATTAAGATTAGAGAACCTAATCAAAGAATACGTAGGCGAAGACATAAACGAAAGAACTCGTAAAAGAGAGGTGGTTTACTTACGCACAATGGCTTATAAGATAATGACAAAGGAACAATGTATGCCGAGCCATATAGCAAAGGTGTTTAAGCAGAACCACGCTACTATCTT